AATACGATTAAGAGTCTCACGAGCAGACCTAAAAAGGTACGTGGGAAGACCCTTGCTCTCCTTATCTTCCTCCAATTCATTTTTTAAATACTTCTCCACTAAGTTATGGTATTGAGTGCCTCGCCATGCAGATGACCGTCTGATCTTCTCTGCTTCAGCAAATCCAACTCTCTGTTGCCACTTTAGTATACCATGCTTCGACTGGTGTCCTACAACAGTTGTAACACTTGGCATCCAACGATCATCTATCTTATAGAAACGACCTTGGTCCATTGTCCTACTTGTAACCTCCTTAAGAGGTTTAGCAGGACCAACATAATTAAACATTAATCAAATCCCATTTCAATTTTAGTGATTAGGTATTCTCTTATGAATCCTGACCTCACGATGTCATTGATATCAAACTCTACGCACTTGAATGATGGCATAGCTTGTACAATCTTCATGAAGTCTAACACACCAGTCCTCTCATTGGTTTTAGTGAGGTCTGATTGTGAGTAATCACCTGAGAATATAATTCTACTATCCTGACCAACACGAGTGACAATACTGTCTAACTCATGGAAGTTTAGGTTAGAGAACTCATCTACTATTATAATGGACTTGTCAAGGGTTACACCACGTAAGAATGATGTTGACCAGAAATCTATTGTCTCTTGTCCTCTTAGATTGTCATATAATACCTTAAATGATGCTTCATCAGGCATGTGAAACATATAACGTACCATATTTCTATATGGTATCTGATATAAGTCTGACTTATCCTCATGATCTCCAGGTAAGAATCCAATCTCTCTGGTAGGGACTAATGACCTAACCATATAGACCTTCTCGTAAGGAGTGGAGGGATCTAATACTGATTGTAATGCTAGGTAAAGACTAATGAATGTCTTACCAGTACCTGCACATCCATGGAGTACAAGGTTCTGCCCCTCACTATAAGCATCAAAGACTGCTGTTTGATTATCAGTCAATGGCTCAATAGTCTTGAGATGATCAAGATTAATTGGGGGTTTACGTTTCATCGCTCTATTGGTACCGTTTCCGTTACCGTTTTTCTTCTTACGTGCTGGCATAATCTAAGTGTACCTCGATAAGTTTGCACCTGGGTGCTTCTCTTGTACTTTACTCATAACTTCTTTGAATCCATCTGATTGTTTAGGATCACCGTATGTTATCCCACCGATCCCTGCGGACCAGTCTTTATCCCAATCAGGATTCTCTTTCCTCCACTCATCGTAGGCTGACATGGTTAAAGAGAGTTCTTTCTTCTCTCCTGTATTTTTATTTATCACTGGGTATGTTGGCATTAGTCTATCCTCAAACATGGTTGTGTGTCACCCCAGTCAGTAGTGGGGTAGTTGCAGTCACAATCTTCAACGTCAGGACACCAGTCAAGTGCCTTAGAGATGATTGGAAAGTTGCAGATGAAATGATCACGGCATAGATTTGCCACGTCCATGTGCTCCTTCTGGGTGCCATTGGCAGTGCGTAACTGTATGTAATGCATCCATGACCTAGCACTACCAGTCATGTATATCTTAGTGGGTGTTGCTAGTGGGAGAACAAACCTCGCACACTCCTTCGCAATGCCCTTAGATAATAGGTCAGAGTATAAGTCAAGCCCTTCTTGGAAGTATTGCGAAATTCGGCCTTGTAAGAACGCCTTCTCGGTTTCGTCGATGTCATCGATGCTATTCTGTCTATTCTTGGTGTCCTGTCTCCTTAGCTCAGGCACCTCTGGTTTCTCAAGGAGTGTAGCGTCAGCATATCTCTGACTAAACTCTTGGAATGTAAATGATCTATGCCTTAGTATCTGTGCTGCAATACCTCGTGTGGTATTGATCTCTAAGGTCATGTGTGCTTGCTCAAAGATAGACCAGTGTCCATGCTCGATACAATACTTTAATAGACCAGCAACCTTTGGGTTGTCTTGATTATTAGGATTACTAACACGTGCTACATAACCTATTGTTTTCTCTGCATCAGGTGTAACACTCACCAAACATACTTTAGTCATTCTTTTTTAATAATATTCTAGAGATTATATAAAGTCCCATCGCTGACCAGTATCCTATCACAGATAACCCAAAAATGGTTGGGACACATGCATTCCATACTAACATCAATACTAATGGGGACACAAATAGATTTGCTATTGCTGTCACGATTTGCTTACCCAACTCATAATTTTTCTCTTCCTCGGTCATCTCAGAAGGATCCTTCTTAGGTTGCCTTGGATCAAAGTATACAGTCATTCAATAATATCCTCCAACGTAAACAATGATATAAAGTCTAGATCATTCTCCACCCATGTAGCATGGTCATCCATCCTATCAACGATAGCAATGACACGGTTAACAATATAACCTGCTTCACGTAGCACCTTGACTGCTGAGATAGCACTACTACCTGTTGTTGTGACATCCTCTACAACTGTTACAACTGATCCCTTTGGAGGTTTTGGACCTTCAATGCGATCCTTTGTACCATATCCTTTAACTTCTTTTCTTATGATAAGAGCATCAAGAGGTTTATGGTTGTTATAGTATGCCTTCTGTGCAATACCACAGACTATTGGGTCAGCACCTAGTGTTAGACCACCAACTGCTACTGAATCATCCTCTACCAAATCTATCAATAGATGTGACATGAGTGCGTTACCCTCACATGATAGAGTTACAGGTTTACAATTCACATAATGCTCTGACTCTACACCAGATGATAGGGTATACTGTCCACGTCTGTATGCTTTCTCCTTTAGAAGCTTGAGCAAGATATCGTGATACTTCCAATACTTATCTTCAGGAGGTACAGCAAACTGTGAATCTAGTTTCATTTCTTTTTCTTTCTAGGTTTAATAGGATTCATAGGATTATTAAACGTGGCAGGTTGTCTGGTGCCTTTAGTGTATGACATCTTCTGCATGACATCACCAAACAAATCGTAGTAAGTATCAAAGACACCTACTGCTTCACCCATTACTATATCAAACCACGTTTCGTTATCCTTCTTTAACTCTAGCAGATATGCATTAGTTGGCAACGTCTTATCGTCTGCTGCATCAGGTGTACAACCAGTCTTTATAATGGAACACCCTCTACCTGCATTGTTGATGTCAACAATCTGCTCTTCGGTTAGTTTCATCTACCTCTGTTACCCCATTCAATGCTAGGGAATGCTTCCTTAACAACTGCGTGTGTAATACGATACTTCTTATGGAGTGTCTTATTAACTGCTTTAATTACAACCTCTGCCTCATCAGCATGAAGTCCTTCAAGCATTTGGATAAACATATTCTCTACTTTCATGTTAGGAAGTGTATCATCACCACCTTTAAAGAATCGATAGAGTTTAGTTGCTTCCTTCTCTAATAGAGTATGCTCAGTGCCCTTTGGTGCCTCATTCTTACGGTAAGGTACGTCCTCACCTAATGGTACACGTGGATCCAAGCTCTCATCAAAGTTAACAACGAACAAAGACCTTAGTGCTGTTGTATTGTTATCCTTAAGGATTTCAATCTTCTTTGCTTTAGTCTTTGCATTATGTGCCTTTTGAAGCACCTCAGAAATCATTAGTTTCATAACTTACTCGTCTTCATCATCTACTATATCATCTTCGTCGTGAATACGCAAGTATATTAACTCACCAGGATCAACAGGTCTACCTTCGTCATACATTTCAGGGTGCATAACCATGGCAGCATACTCTGCTCTCTCCTTCCATTCATCGAAGATGTCCTTTAGGTTCCATGATACCACAAAACCTAAAAGAAAACTACCTATTGTTAGGAAGAATGCGATGTAATAAAATGCAACGTCATCCATAGGGTATACCTCCTAACTTTTTTTTATTTATTCTTTCTAGGACGCCCTGGTTTACGAGTGTCATAGTATTGCAAAGCATCATCCACAAGGGATTGAAAATACTTTCTTATCTTACGTGCTTGTGGTTTAGGTACGTTGCCATATGCTTCAGACATATACTTGTCTCTTGCAATATACTCTGACAACTCACCTACCACACCAGTTAACTCATCCATAGAGGAGGAGTCTATTAATTCTTTTGTTTGCTTACGTGTCCACTTGTTTCCTTGTAGATACGATTTCATATTAAAGAGGAACCTACCATTGAACATCGCTTCGTCGATTGCTCTGTCAATAATGGTATAAAGTTCGTCAGGGTTAGCGTCACTCATCATACGTACTGATTCTCTCGAAGGTATTTAACAGTTTCGGTACAACCACCCATCTTTTGTCCATTGAGGATTACTTGAGGGAATGTAGCACCTTGACCAAACTCAGATTTGAATTGGTCTCTAGTAAAGTTAACATCTAATTTGTATTCTGCATAGCCCCAACCCTTAGATCTATAGACTTCCTTAATCTTTGTGCAGTAGGGGCAACCCTCTCTTGTATAGATTGCTGTGTTTCCTGGTGTCTTTTCGGCCATAGTTATAGTAGTGGAAAGAAAAAAGGGTCTCCTTTAGAGACCCTTTATATAGTATGATATTAACCTTCTAATTTAGAAAGTGAATTTAACACCAACTTTAGCACCCCAGTTGACTAGAGACTCACCTTGTGCGTCTTCGTCTGTGATACCATTAAGCTCACCGTATACATCAGTTGCATCAGCGATAGCATATGAAGCACCTACTTTACCAGAGAAATCTGTGTCTGTAGAGTCAGCAGTCTCACTATGAGATAGTGCAGGACCACCTTGTACGTAGTATGCAAGCTTACCAGTTGAGTTAACACCTTCATAACCTACGTGAACGTCTGTTGTTGCAGAAGAATACTCTCCATCAGGATAGGAAAGATTGCTCTCAACATTCACGTAAGGACCAGCAAAGGCTGCGCCAGCTAGAAGGAATGGAGATGCTGCGATAGCAGCGATTGTTGATTTGATTGACATGTTTGTTTTTAAGTGTCTCGCATGGGCATTAAAAAAACCCTGCGGATGATAAAACCCCCGACATGGGGTTTGTTTGTATCCAACACAGGGTTACGATTATTTCGAGTCCTTTGTTAAGAAGTATTTATACTATCAGAGATTAGGGTTAACCGTCAAGGGGGCTTGTGCCAGTTCACTAGCTGGCATAAGTGGATCCATCTTGAGGAATTGTTCGTTGAGATTGTAGAACAATTTGTAGTTACGAGTGTTGACCCAGTAACCCACAATATCACTGCCATCACAATGGTATCCATACCCTGTGACAGGCTCATCTACTCCATCAATACGAAAGGTCTTACGACTGTTGATGTAAGACCCAAATTTCTCCTCCAGATTAATCATTAGTCTCTTTAGTTTTGGTTAGTCTATCACGTAGTTCGGTTTCTTGATCAGGAGTGAGTGCCACTTCTGTATCTGTACCCTCTTCCTCTCGTGGATCAATATACTCGGCCATTTTGCCCAGATCTTGCTGCAAATCTTCAGGCAGCTGGTAGTCAGCACCCTTCGGTTTGTAGTCTAGACCTTTGATCTCAGCGATAGGACTCTTCCAGTACTTCCTCATCTTCTTGAGCATCTTCTTCTTACCCTTCGGGTCGTCTTTAAATTGCTCAATCACTTTACGAAGTGCCCTCAATTGTTTTGAGGACTTCTCTAGAGATCGCTCTGCGTTTGCTTCTCTACCTGTAAAACCTTGTGACATAATTATGTATGCGTTTGCTGACTTAAGTTGTAACTGAGGTGACTATGAGTTTAAATTTCACCCTGAATTTGTTTCTATCACTGGTAAAATACCACACTGGTGATGATTTGTTATGTGATTCCTGATAGACTGCTTCCTTTGCTATCCTCTTAACTAGATCATCATCTTCAAACCATGCGACCACTGGTCGTGATGGTATCTTAAAGTTTGATTCATAGTCTGGATAGTATGGAGTAGTAAGTTGATCCTCATGGAAAGGATCTCTTACAGGAGGCCATGTGCAGATAAACTCTGCTGCTTCAGTGTATCCTTTACCAGGAGAAATAATATCTATAACATGTATCACTGCTTGCCAGTAATGTACGTTACGTGAATTAGCACTGAAGCTTGCTACTGTTGGGTAGAATGTAATACCTACACGTACCTTAGCAGCGTTAGCATAGTTAGATGCACCAGTACCAGCGAAATTATCTAAGGTGTAGTCGTGAATGAATGTAATAGGTGAGAAGTATGTGTCTCTCCATGTTGGAGTGACCGTCCACCCATTCCATAGCGTTGATACTACTGCCTGATAACCTGGAGTGCTCTGTTCACCTAAAGTATACCACGGCACTGATCCTTTGGCAAATGTAGTAGGTGCTGCCTGTAACAACATGTCTTTATTACTAGCAGAGAACTCACCTACTAGAGTCTCAAACCTAGTGACCAAATGATTCTCTAAGAGGTGGTTGTAACACCCTGAGAGCATCCTATAGTTATAAGTTGGTAAGATTGTATCACTGAAGTATTCATTCTGATCTAGGATATATCCTGTATCGATGTAAGCACCAGGAATATTTGGCATCAATGGGTTGTTAGTATACCTACTAGCACCTGGAATCTCAGGATTATTCTGGTTGGTACCATGCATTGCAACAGGTCCACTATTCCATACGTTAGTGTATGGATCTCCTGGATCAGGAGGTGATAGATCTATCCAACTCTCAGTTGCTTTACATCCAGGCTCCCATTCAAACTCACCCATGTTGGTAGGACGGAATTGCATTGCCATCCCAGTGATCTCACCAACGTTTGAAGTATTATCTTGGAGATCATTAGCGACTGCTGCACCCTGAGTGGATCCTTGCACGTCATCATGTGGTAGGGTGCCTAGATTTAACTTGAATACACTATCAAAATTAGTAGTTGTAGTATCATACAGTCCCACCTGTAATGATATGTCACCTGTAACAGGTCCAACATCAATACTAACGACCTCAAAGGTAAGAGTATCACCTGACGCTAATGTTATATCATTAGCATCTAGATCCTGTCCTATCTTAGGCCAATACTTTGCTTCAAACTGATTCTCCCAGAGATCTACACCATTCTTCTTTGCTTTCAAGGTGAACTTCATACAGTTACCAAA